ACCAAACTGCGGGAAATGCTGACACCAGACCTTGTTGCGATAGGTCGTGTTGAGGTTGCGGAAAACATCGTCACTGACATCACAGGGCAACGGCTCAACGTATCCGACATATCGCCAGAAGCCATTCTGACCCATCCAGTAGGCAACGCTGTCCACGATGAAAAAGGCGTGCCGGCCGATGATGCCGCAATTGTTTCCGACCCGCTCAATTCCGTAAATATCGGGAAAGCCCTGATAACGCATCAGGTGAAGGTCAACGTCCGTCCAGATGAGCCCGCCGGAACGAACCTTGCCCCCGCACATGGCAACGCCTGCCGTTTGCAGGTTGAGGTCGCCCGCCTGATTTGTGCTGGTCGCCGTCCAGTTGGTGCGGTCTTCCTGATCATTCCACGCCACCCGGCGCGGATCGCCATCAACCCCAAGAGCTATGATAAAGCGTTCATTGGTAACGAAGATCGCCTTTGCATCCGGCGCGTTCGTGATGGCCGTTGCGTCGAGCCCACCGCCCGGCTGCCATTCATAGATTGTCTGCTCGTGGTCATTGCAGGCGATCAGCAGTTCTCCAAAATTGTCGAGCGTCCAAGTCGAGCTATCCGACCCGCTGTCAAATCCAGATTCCTGCAACACTGGCTCGCTGCCCTCGGTATCCAGATCTGTGCCGTCTTCAAGCAGAAGCGAGACCGCAGCTTCCGGGGTGATATCGTCCAGATTTGTCCCGTCATGGGCATAAAGCTTGGTCACTGTCCCGAAGGCTGCGAAGCTGTCGCCCTCATTGTCCTTCCACGCATGGGCCGCGCGTGGCGTGCCGACGAGTGTGCCCGTCAGCCCCGTATCCCAGCCCTTCATGGGCCGGATCTGGCCCTCGAAGAAGCGCACCAGGTTGGCGTCATACCAACGTCCTGCGCTCTGGTAGGCTGTGCCGTTCCTAAAAAGTCCGGCTTGAAGAGCAAGCTTAATCAGCACTGCTTATGCTCCAAGACTTCCCCAACTTGATGCGGCTTACTTGCGACGGTGATATTCCGTATTCGCGCGCAAGCTTTTGTCCCGTCTCGTGCTCTAGACGCTTTTTGATTTGCAGCACTTGATCGTCAGTGAGTTTGGCAGCCCCATTTTTGCTACCGGGCTTCCATGGCGGCGGGACGTGGCGATTTCGCTCCACAGAATCCATGTGATTTTGTCGAGCAGTGCCCAACACTAGATGGTTTGGGTTACAGCAGGGTGGATTGTCGCATGTATGTCTGACTTGCGTAGAGCGCGGGAATTGTCCGTAAATCAACTGCGCCATGTGCCTTGAGGCAGGCGCTTCGTAGCCCCCGATAGAAAGATTGCCATAGCCCGCCTTTGATCGTCCAAAGGGCCATTCGAGGCAGTCAGACCCTTGAAAATTCGCGTTGGCCCGAAGCCATTTCTCTCCTTCACCTCGGAAGGCTTTACCGCTTCCGGTTGCCGCACCAGAGCGCCACAACCGTTTGTAATGCGATTCGCAAAGACGTCTTTTCGTAGCTGAACGGTCGCAGCCCTCAATCAAGCACATCAGGCAACGAAGCTCGCGCTCGGCTGCGGACGAAGTCCCATGCCGATCACAAACGCCTCCTCCTGTTGAATCTGCCGCATCACCTCCTGATAGCGCGGTTCAACCAGCCCGATGCGCTCAGGATCAATGAGCCGCCGATCGGCATTGATAAGGGCGCCATAGAGATAGGCGTCGGGATGCTTCCGCAGCAGCCAGTTATAGTCGTTGTCATTCGTGAGAGCGGTAAGGCCGCGCTTGTAGCGGACCCGCACCGTCGTGGTCTGCGCCGGATAGAACAGCAGGGTTGAACCTTCGACCGTGTAATAGAACGGCAGTTCAGACGTGCTGTAGGGGTAAAGCCCCTCGAACGTGTCTACGGGGATGTAGATGATCTCGTTGTACGGCGTCGAGACGTTCTTGATCGACGTAATCTGACGCATTCCGGTGGGAATGGTGGCCGAGCCGCTGGTCACGGCAAGCGCCGTATCAACCGATTCCATGTCGCGAGTCCGAAGCACACGGTTGGCCTCTGCCTCAAACAGAGCGACATATTCAGGGATGCGTGAGGTCGTCTCCTCAGTCGGAAGCGTCGTGCCTGGCTTTAGCCATGCGGCAATGGCCGTCTTCAGTTCCGCATAGGTCGAGATGGCCCCGTTATCGTCCGTGACCGGGTCCGTAATGGCCGTGATGGTAACTCCGCCCGATCCGTCTGCGGACCAGATTGCATAGATAGCCTGGTAGCTCTCTGGGGGCGTCAGCGTGGCGCTTGCGGAGTAGTTACGGCTGAACGTGTACCCGCCAATAGCGGTTGTCGCAGCAGATCCAAGCGCGACATACATCGTATTGGCGTCGGTGTTTTCCAGCGTCACGGACGTGCGGGTTCCATCAGCCGCAAGCAGGAGCTGGCTGCTAGCCGCAGAACTGACTGACGTGATTGTCGTGGTCACAAGCTCTTCCTTGATGACTGATTGACCGATAGACGGCTCATCACCATATCAAACGCCTCGTTGACGATTTCCGCGCGCTCAATCCCAAGATCGATTAATGTGTCACTGATCGTCTCGTTCGCCATCCGCGCAACTGCTTTGCGCTGCTCGTCCATCATCATGGCGACAGCGTCGGCGTCTGTCGGCGGGACGGGCTCCGGCGGGGTTTCCAAGGCTTCCGGCATGGGGCCAAGATGGACCGGCTTGACCGGGGCGGGCATGTCTTCCTTGTTCACCACGGACAGCCATGTCTGCAACGCGCCTTCATAGCGGCGGGACTGGCGGTCGTAATCCTGCGCGGCTTCGGACCAAGCCGCAAACTCGCGCTCGTATTGCGCCAGCTTTTCGCGGTGCGCCTCGATCACGGACGGATAGCGCTGCAACTGTGCTGCATACTGAGCAGAAGCCATGTCACGCGCTGTGTCGATCAATTGTGCAAGCAAGGCGTCGTCAGGCGCGCGGCCAAGGCTTTGCGTCAGGATGCCGAGGTCATCGTATGAGAACAGGTCTGTCATGTGTGGTCCCTTTAAGCCGGGGTGACTGAGGCTGAACCGTCCACGACATCCCATTGAGCCGCAGCAGCGGAACCGCGTGCGATCATCAGCCGGTTGTTCGTCGTATCCAGCACAAGCCGACCCTGCGCCTTGCCCGTGGTGTTGATGGCATTGGCGACAGCCGCGATGTTTGCAGCCGTGGCCGTGTTTATGACGTTGTAGCCTTGCGCATCGATCACATCCCGGCCACTGGCGCGGATGCCGCGAGATACGTGCAGGTCACGGAAACGCGTCGCAGCCGTAGCGCCGATGTCGGACGCAGCGTCTGTCTCTGCGAGCAGATGGTTCTGAACGTATGTGTTAGCCCCGTACAGGTAGAGGCTTCCCGTGCTTGGAGCCTGAACCAGCGCATTGCCGTTCGGATTGATGAAATACACCGCCGTTCTTAGCGTGCCGCCGCTATCGTAAGCTCTCGCGCGAAATCCTGTCTGGCCTGACGTTGCCGCAAAGTCCTGCACTGTGAGGTAGGTTGTAGTCGCAAAGCCGATGGTCTGCGGGACGTTGTTCAGCTCCCGCACGATTTGCTGATTGCCGAAAGTCGCCGTGCCGCCGTAGGTCGGGGCCGATCCCCATTGCGTGTAGACCGCGCCCATGCGCAGGCTGTCTGTTGAACCAGAGTGAATGTCGCCTGCTGAGTTCGTCGCGCCCCAGAAGCGGGCGATCCCGATTGACACCTTGGAGCCCGTGCCATTGAGCCAAAGCGACGGCGATGACGATTGTGTCGCAGTGATCGTTCCGGTAGCTGTCTCGTTTGCCCCGCTGTCGGCGTAGGTATAGACTAGCGCAGAGACCCGCGTAATGGTCACAACGCCGTTCATGTCGTCGCCAGAAACCGCGCCCGCAACGGTCACAGTCCGGCCAGTCGGCCAGAACGGATCGGATGCAAAGGTCATCGTCACAACGTTGGACGCCCGCACGAGCGAGACGACCGATATTGCGTCGGGAGCGTCCGTGCTGGTGTATTCCATCAGCCCGACATCAGCCGTAGACGCCTCAGTAAACGCAAAACCCGTCAGGCCCGGCTTATCGACCACAACGCGGCTGATGATGGCATTTGTGCATTGCACCTTGCCGGCACGCTGGCGAGCTTGGAGCGAGTAGATAGACGCGATGTCCTGAAAGTCCTGGCAGTCATACCAGCCCGGCCCGAAGCCGGTAGACTGTTCCGAATGGATCTGACCGTATTGCGTGGCGCCCATGCGCTTGAACTGGATGTCTGTCGTGCCCGCTGTTCCGGACTTGTAAGCCCAGATATCGTTGAGCCCGCGCGTGTCCCAGCAATCCGACATATGCAGGACGCCAGCCGAGCTGCTATCATTGCCGGGATCAGACCCAGACATATTCTCGCCGCCGATGTGGTCGAAGTAACCGCCATTCATGTACTGGACAGAGCAGCCGATGCAGGTTGCTGCGGCGCAGGCAGAGCCGTCAAAGATCACGCCGTAGAGCCCGCCGCGATTGATCATGGTCAGCTCAACCAGCGAATAAGTGTCGCTTGTGGCAGTTGCAAAAACCGCGCGGTTTGCAACCGTCATCGAGTTGGCCGACGGCTTGCCCTCAACACGGAACAACTGAGACGGCGCACCCAGCGTCAGCGAGCCGTCTGTCTTGATCATCCTCAAAAAGTCGCCAACAGCGATGTCTGATCCACTCGTCACGCCGATGGTTTCAGCGCCCAAAGACACGTTGCCGGAAAGCGTCTTGGCCGAACCAACAGCCCCGCCCGTCCAGCGGATCAGCGTCCCGCCCGTGGTCGGCATCTTGAACCGGGTATAGTTCGGGATGCCAAACACATAGACGCCGGGAGACAGTGCTGACGGATAGCCGGTGAACGCGTATTCCTCACGGCCATAAGCAAAAATGATGCCACCGCCTGCCGCAGACGCCGCCGTGGCCGCAGCATCCAGCGCGTTTTGCCAAGTTGTCTCGTAATAGTCGTCAAGGTAAAATTGCGGGAGCGACTTGCCCAGATGCGTCGCCCACCCGCTGCCAAGGCCGCTTATCCCCGTTGCAACAGGCAGCCCCGTTGCATTAGTAAGTACGCCACTCGCAGGTGTTCCAAGCGCAGGGGCGACGAGGGTGGGAGACGTTGCGAACACCAGCGCGCCAGAGCCGGTTTCATCCGTCACCAGCGTCTTAAGGTTAACGCTCGTTGGCGTCGCAGCAAACGTATCAAAGCCCGCCGCGCGCGTAACCGCTGCCCACGTCGTGGTATCTACGTCGCTGTCTGCGTCGGGATCTGAGTAGGTGATCGCCATTAGACGGTCCAATCCGCAGTTCTGAGCTTGTGAAACTCACGGCTGTTGAGCTTCTGCCGGGCCTTGCGCTGCTGATCGGGATCGGCCGAGAGATAATCCCAGCCTTCCTCGATCTTCCACTTGTTGATCAGCGCGAACGGCACGGACGCAGCACGCCGCATGAATTTGTCCTTGTCGGTTGACCAGCCATCATTCTGGCGAGCCATCGCGCCGTTGCGGTCAAGGATTGGCTGCACATCGGCATACATCGCGAACTCGCGTCCGATAATGTTGCCTTTGGCGTCGTGCTCATAGCGCACAAACCAGTGACAGCCGGCCGCCGTCGTCAGGAGATGCCGAAACCCCGCAGGGATCGGAACCGCCTCATTCGTTAACTGCATCGCTTGTTATCTCCACAAAGCCGCGCGCCTCAAGCGCATCGGCCTGGGGCCTTGCCATCACCAGCACCGTCCCGCGCGGGTGAAACAGGTCGCCCTTGCCCGGAATGTGAATACCCGTCGAAATGCGATTATCGCCCGCCTTGAGCACGCGGACGGACACGGTATCGCCCGGGGCAGGCTCCTTGATCTTCTGCTCAGCCGCCTTGATGGCCGCCGCCTGCATGATCTCGTCGCGCTTGCGCTGGATCGCGATGCGAATGGACTCATCAGACGCATTCTTGCGAATGCCCGTGACGCCTAATGCTCCAGCCTCGGCCAGCAACAGCTTGCGCGCTTCAAGCGCCTTGCGTTCGACCTCTTCGGCTGTCTCCAGCACCTGTTCGGTCATGGTGTTCTCCTAAAATGCGGTGGGGAGGCCGTGACTGGCCTCCCCTTGTCGCGTCAGTCAGTGGTCAGGGCTATGTCAAATCTCTTATCACAGCGCCCTTCTTCTCGTTCTTGCAGATGAGGGCCTTTTCACAGACCGTCATCCAGCGATCAGAGTCGCCATTCTTCGCCAGCGTCACAGTCTGGACGCCGGAATAGGTGCCGACCGCCCAGCCCGACGGATCGATCAGCAGCACGTCGCGGGTAAGGCCGTATTCGTGCGGAATGAAGCTGATCTGGCCGAAGTCCGACACGTAGGTGTCGGCTGCGCCGTAGATCGTCGCCTGAGACCCACCCGAAACAGTCGCGCGAATGTCCGCAATGCCGGTGAACGCGCTCGCCAACTGCTTGTGCGTGCCGGACATGTAGGCTTGGCTGTACTTCGCGCCATTGGTGAAGCCCGTCACCAGCACGCCCTTGAGAAGCGTTTCGGTGAAGGTGCGCTGCGTGCCGTTCGAGGCTGCAGAGACCACGCCTGCCGAAGCCCAGCCGCCGGACGAACCGGTCGCGCCAAGCGCATCGTTTGTGGCGACCCATGCCAGGGCGCCGGCCGTCCGACGCGGGGTCGCGCCAGCTTCTGCGTTTGAGGCATAGTTGCCGATCATGCGGGCTTCCATGTCCCGGCGCAGTTCGATGCCGCGGATCATCTTCTGGTAGTCCATCTCGTCCGCACGGCCCGCGCGGTCGGATTCCTGCACGGTACGGGACAGCGCCCCGTCCTTGCGGAAGATGCCGGCGAAAACCGAGATACGGGTCGGCTGGTGAGCCGCCGTATGCGTGCCGATATCGTCGCCTTCCAGTTGCTGGTTGGCGGCATCGGGAGCGGCAAGCGCCTCGATTTGCCATTCGTGCAGGACGTTCTTGATTTTCGTCTTGCCGATGTTCGACGTGAAGGGCGTCGCTTCAGGCGAGACGCGATAGATCGTGTCTTCGAGGTCCTCGCGTTCGCCGACGACGGCGGCGCGCAGGAGCGCATTGGTAGGGGCAGCCATGTAAGGGGTTCCTTATGAACGTTTGAGCCGTCGCAGCTCCATCGCCTCGTCAATCGTGAGCGAGTGCTTTGAATTGAGCTGCTTGATACGAGCGTCTGATGTGGAGCC